GTAGAGCTGAAAATCTACCCACAATTGTTTGCTCGCTATTTGGACACGTTTATGCATTTGCACACTGATCACAGCGCTTATACTATTGAAGAACACTTTATACATCAGGTTACACACGCAGTTGGATCGTTGGTTTTACTAACATCAGCTGGCGCAGTATATCTGAGTCTAAAGCTGCTCTCTAGTTCGCGCCTAGGTGTGTGGTTACGAGGACAGAGCATACGTACTGACGCATTCCCGTCGTTAGCTTGAAGTCAAGCATTAGCGGCTTTGATCCCCGATCATCTGTCTTAGCTTCGTTTAGGATGAATTCGGGTGGATCACCGCACTTTTGGAAACACCAGCATTGGTGTGGAGGTTGTGATGCTAATCACAAGTTTTGTGAGTGTGTATATAATGTTGATAGAAGAACCCGAGATTATTTCCGGGCACCGTGTTGTAATAGACCTGTTAAGTTTCTAGTGAAGCGTTTTATGTGTAAGAAATGTGCAAAACAGGAGCCTGTTTGTCAAAAAAGAGTTTTTCAAATACATGATGATGAATATGAACCACAGGGGTTGTTGGATATGACGGTTACTCACAAGGTGGAAACCACGCAGTTGGATAATATACTTTCTGGTCTTGAGACTGCTTGTGGTTCACTCAACGCTTTGAATGAGAATGTTACTAACCAGGTGATGAAACTATTGGGGCCAGCGACTGAATCTGTGTCGATTTTCGTAGCTAAGGCTGCGTTGTGTTTGGCATCCGTTTGGAGGGCTCGTGATGATGTTGTGCTCGTGGTTATGTGTATAGCTCAGTTTTTGTTGAGTCTGGGCGTGACGCATGCTGTTGTTACAGCCTTTCAGGATTTTGTGACAAAGCATGTCACCGATTTAAAACCACAGGCTCCGAATGTTGAAGAGATATTTTATGTTGTCGCTTATTTTATGAATATTGTAACTTTTAGCGTGGCTCCGTCTTTTGCTAGCTTGTCTCATTTTTTTAGAAATGTTTCTTCTATTCGTGTTGTCAAGGATGTGACTGTTGATGTTTTTGGTGTCGTGCGAGATGTTGTACTTTCCGCCATTGATTTTGTCGCTGAGAATTTCTTGGGTCACTCACCTAAGTGGGCGAAGAGGCAATCTTATGACGTGGTTTGCGACTGGTGTGACCAGATTGACGCCCTGTTTGAATTGTCAACAAAACAAGAATGGTCTTTGGATATGCTCGACCGATTAGACGTGTTAACAGATACGCACAAATCTATACAAGATCTGTGGCGTACAACCAAACCACCGGTTAAAGTCGTTGCCATTTTTCAATCGCACGCAAATGTAATGCGTAAGATGTTAGAGGAGGTGTCTGTGCGAGGGGTTCGACAGCTCCCTCGTGCCGAGCCGTCATTTGTTTTGATGCAAGGCCCATCCGCTATGGGGAAGTCTTTGATAACACCTATCGTGGCAACCGACTTGCTTAAGAATTGTGTTGAATTGGGTGCGAACGCAAGTTGGTCTTCATACATATACAACAGAAATGCTGAAACCACCTTTTGGGATGGTTATGCTGGTCAAAAAGTCATCATTTATGATGACTTTGGACAGTACTATGACAGCCACACCGTGCCTAACCCGGAGTTGATGGAAGTCATCCGATTGGGAAACTCAGCACCTTTTTTCCCAAATATGGCTCGTTTGGAAGCTAAGGGCCGGACTCGCATTAATTGTGACTTTGTTGTTCTTACGTGTAATCAAATACCGACGTTAGAGTCAATAGGTTCGATGAAACAGCCAGATGCTGTATTGCGCCGCTTCGATTTCGTTGTGAAATTCTCCATCAAACGTCACTTCCTGCACAACACACCCAAAGGGGCTCCTGTAGTGGTTAATTGGGAGAGAGTTTTGAATGTGCATAGAGACGGAATGTGCGGTTGCAACGTGGATAAAGCGGTTGATGTGTGTCTCGCCTGTTATGAGTTTGATATCTTGCAATGGTTTTCGAACGATTTTGTGCCAAAGAAGACCGCAATTTCATACAATGAATTATTGGATTTCATTTGTGAGCAGCATAAGCGGAAACATGCCATGTCCCAGAAGAGAGTCGAGTACATCAACAAGAGGTTAGCAGAGCGCGATAATTTTGTGGATGCGCCTGCCGCTTCGTATGCGGCGCAAGGAGGAAAACTTGACGATTTGGGACCTCGACTCATTGATGACTTTATCACGGACTTTCAGGGCTCACACAATTTCTATGAACGGGTCAGATTGTGTGCCGAGTACAAGTACACCATTGTAGCGAGTGCACAATTATTGAAAAATTATTTTTCCCATATTTATTTATTCGTTCGCGCTAGTGGCGTGATTGATGACAGTCAGTTTGAACCAGAAGATGGGGAGGCTGTCTACGTACCTCAGATCGGCGAAGAAGACGAAGGTTCTATATTTGAACAATGCGAGAGATTATTGGATTCATGCGCTCTTGCCGTTGGTAGGAAACAACCTGACGTTTGGACACAGGCGCATGAGCGTCGTTATCAGGAGTGGTTGGCCACAGTTACACCAAAACAGTTAAATTTGTTTTACCTATTGAAAACATTCAAAATAGACATAACAGGGTTTTTACCCAAAGAGCAGTATGCCATGCTTCGCAAAATCGAAGCCGATCTTCCACACACATCCCGCGTGGATGACTCTGACGTTGATGAGAGATATTCTACACTGTATACCATTGTGTACCTCCTCAACCAAGAGCGTGCAAGCGTGAATGGTAAAATTGCTGAGAAAACCTTACTCACGTGGCTCGGTGATGACCCTCTATACGAGGGCGTTTGCGATATGGTTGCGGATGGCACTTTAGGTGCTGATTACCTTATCGATTTGTGCAAACAAGAGGGCAAAAGTCCACCTGAATTCCACCCAGTGAGTAAGTGCAGGAGTCTGTTTGAACGCATCCGCACTGAGGTGACTAAAAGGGTTGAGAGCTACTCAAGCAATCCTGTTTTCTACATGATTTCTGCTTTAGGTGCAGCTGCTGTTGCTGGCTTGTTCGCAAAATTTGTCTACCCTCTTTTCAAACCGAAAGAGCTAGTATCTAACGCTCGTGATATCATCAACGTTAGATTGGTTGGTGAGACGTTTAAGAAAGATGTGTTGAAGCACGATGCTCTTCGGGTAGATGAAACTAAAGAGTGTTTGTACATTCGTTTAGACAAGGGTAAGTATCTTTGTGAGGCCGTAAGCTCTTCACCGTCAGAGAAATCGGATTCCAATAGGTCCGCAAATTGGCGCCGAAACGAGAAACAATACTCGCACAAGCAGCACTACACGTCACGCACGCTCACGCCTGATACTTTCGCTGATCCGGGTATATCAGACGTTGAAAAGATAATGTGCAAGAGTATGGTGGCATTGTATAGAGAGAACAATGATGTTCGTACTTTCGGAGGTCACGGTTTGTTGGTTAAAGGGCGCTTGATGCTGACTTTCGAACATCTATTTAGTACACCATTCGAGAAACTTGTGCTGAAGCGAGTTCTAAGTAAGCAAGAATTTGTGTTTGACAGGTCCGTGTTGAAACGCGTTAGTTTAGTGGTTGGAGGTAAAGATGTTGATGCCTGTCTAGTGGAGTTGCCCCGCCAGTTCCCTGCTTCTCGGGATATAGTCGATCATTTCTCCCCAGTTGAGCATTCAATGGACACCCATTTGCATGCTCGTTTAATATCTGTCCGGGGTTTGGGTGACACAGGAGCAATACGCGTCTCGTCTGGTGATGCTATTGCCAGTGATGAGCCCATCTCATACAACCTCACCGCCGATGGGAAAAAACACGTGCATTACGTTAGAAGATCTTATCATCACTGGATGGATACTGCGGCGGGTGATTGCGGTGCTGTACTGTTGCAGGTTGGCACGCATTTACCGCACAAGATTATTGGAATTCATGTGGCTGGCTCACATAAAGATCCCGATGCCGCAAACATAGCATGCGCTATTTCGAGAGAGCAAATTACCAACGCAATCGCGTGTTTCTCGGTCGAGGCAGGGATTAGCCCAACACTCGATGGGCTCGGCGCAACATATGACTTGACCGCCCAGTGTAATATGCTACCGGATTTCACCATCATAGCGAAAGTGGAGGAAGGTGCGCAAGATGCTATCAAATCTATGTTACTGAAGACCCCACTCTTTGAGTGGAACGGTGCTGCCGTGACTCAGCCGGCCGTGCTGTACGCAAATGTTGATGGTAAAGATCTGAAAACCACAATGGTTGAGGCCAAGAATGCGCAGCGACCAATGATTCATTTCGACAAAAGCAAATTGGACATTGCTCTAGCTGAAACAAAACGGAAGATGAACTCTTTTAGGTTAAAAGATGAAGATGTCAACACGCGATGTTTGACCATACAAGAAGTCGTGTTTGGGCGAGAAGGGGACAAGTACATGCCATCCCTGTCTGTTGATAGCTCTTCTGGTTATCCGTGGGTGTTGAAGGTTCGGAGAAAAGGTAAGCGAGATTTTATTGATTTGGACAAGCGTTGGATCTCACAAACTGTTGTAGATGCGGTTAACACGAGGGTTTCCCGAGCGAAGGATAACTTGCGCACCCCGACCATATTTACCGACCACTTGAAGGATGAACGGAGGCTGATCGAGCGGCAAAAGTATATGAAACCACGGTTGTTTAGTGCTGGTCCAATTGATTACACCATTGCTTTCAAGCAGTACTTTGGTGCATATATAGCTTATGTGATGCGTAACCGCATTGAAAACTCCGTTGCAGTGGGTATTAATGTTCATGGAGCGGAATGGACATACCTAGCAGAGCGTTTACTTGCTAAAGGGGATAACATACTTGCCGGCGATTTCACTGCGTATGACTCCTCGCTCAATGGAGAAATGCTGTGGAATGTCTTGGACGTGGTGAACGATTGGTATGCGGATGGCAATAACAATGTTCGTATGGTGTTGTGGGCTGAGCTCGTTGATGCCTTGCATTTGTTTAGAAACACCATTTACCAAGTTGGTCAAGGGAATCCATCTGGCAACCCTATGACAACAATATTAAATTCCGTTTATCAGTACTTGGCCTGGGTGTACGTTGTTGTGCGTATGGGTTTTTCCACGCAAGACTTCGTGGACAAGTGCTTTTTGGTGACATATGGGGATGATAATGTCATGTCGGTATTTGAGAAGTTCCTCGATCCAGCACAACTTGTTGAAGGGTTCGCAAGCATAGGGATGGAGCTTACAGCTGAATCAAAAACCGACACTTTTGGGTATAAAAGAATCGGCGATGTGCGGTTCTTGAAGAGAGCATTCCGCTATGATGACTTGGTGTGTCGCTACTTAGCACCGATGCCCCTTGAACTTGTGGTTGAGATCACGTATTGGATGCACAAAGGGCACCACTGGAGAGAGTTGCAAGCGCAAGTTTGTGACACTTTCGCCAGGGAGCTCGCCCATCATGAAGAGAAGATTTTTGTCGATTTGCTGAAGAAGCTGAGGTTATTCATGCGCGGCAAAGGACTCGTTATGCCGCCTTTACTACAGCTAGGGGCATACCGCCAAAAGATGATATCTGGAGAGGATTATGATTGTGAATTTGTTTTTTGTGTTTAAGAGTAGGGCTAGACCAAGATACTAAATAGCGGTCATCGTGTCTTGTTGTCGGTCCCTACCCAGGATTTTGTCCTGAGAGCAGGGGTTTTCACTCCTATTGTAAACTGTGTGGCTCTTTAAATATAGGCTAGTTTACCCGCTCGTCATCCTCTGGCGTAATTCTACCAGGGCTTAGGACGTTAATACTATGAATTGCTGCTACAAACAATAATCAAGTTCCGGATAGTTCTGTTGGTGTTGCTGGTGCTGAAGACCAGCAGCTTTACCAGAAACAAACTGTTGGTTTTCGTGAGGAAGCGAATGAGGCGACGTTTGGGATAGATCGAGGAATGAATCCCACCGATCATGTTGCTGGAGACGGTCGTGACCATTCTATTATTGATATCTTGGAGCGGCCCGTGGTTGTGTTTGCGGACACCTGGTCTACGGGATCAGCAGCTAACACTACTATTTTAGGTATTTCTGTTATTGACGACATGTTGAAAATTCCTATGTGGACGAGAAAATTGACCAATTTTCGTTATTTTAAAGCTGATGTTGAGTACACCATTTTAGTTAATGCACAGCCTTTTCAACAGGGTGGACTATTGGTTCACTACTTGCCGCCAGCTGATATAAGCGATGGACCTACCTATGCTTCCCTTCCTATGCGCACGTCGCAATACAGCAAAGTTTTGAATCTTGCCGAACCAAGTCCCATAACCTTCAGAATCCCGTATAGCCATCCCATGCCATATTACGATTTGTGTGCTACTGCAACGAATCGTGACCCCAACCATTTTGGACAATTCTATTTAACCGTTTACTCTCCTTTGACTATGGCCAATGTCAACATCACAGTATTGGCGCGTTTTTGCAATATCTCTCTTAAAATGCCTGCGTTTTCTACCATCTATGTACCACAAGTAGGAGGTCTTTGTGATCATTGTGATGAGTCACATACTGTTGATAGCGCATCCCAGCGTGATTTGGACATCATTCGCAAGTATCAAGATGGCACCGTTCGTGGTGTAATTGCGCGGCTCTTTCCTGACGACCTCCAACCTCAAACGGGCGCATCATCTGGGGTAGTTGCTAAACCCAGTGCGCGTACGGGAGTCGATCAAACACAGGAAGCTGCCAACTTGGCTGCAAGCCAGGGTACGCAAACATCATCACAAGGATCATTTCTATCAACTGTTGGCAACTTTTTCGCTAAAGTTGCCTCTGTAGCAGGTGTAGCGCGTATGTTGGCTATACCTGCATCTTGGGCAGTAAAATTTCTAGCTGGCGGACTGAGCGCATTTGGTTGGTCCAAACCCCTGCTCGTCGCTCCGCCTACATTCGTCAAGCATCGAGCCGTGCGAGCTATGCAGAATTCCGATACAGTTGACACATCTGAAAATTTGGGCATCCTTTCAGAAAATAGCATAACTTCCAAATCCTTCTTGAGTGACAATCTAGACGAGATGCATTTTGACAATATAATTACCAATTTTGTGTATTCGAGTTCTTTCACTTGGTCCACCAGCAATGCAGTTGGCACCGTGTTGTATGACGTATATGTCGCGCCGCGCGCGTGTGATTCTACCTCACCTATTATTGACGGTCCAGCAGGAGCTCTCGAATACAAAACTACATATTTAGGTTATGTGTCTAGTTTCTTTGAAATGTGGCGCGGTGATATTAGATACCAGCTGCGAGCTTTTAAAACGTGCTTTCACTCCGGCCGTCTCGCTATAGTTTGGGATCCTGGCTTTACTAGTTTTGCTGCTGCTGATAACACTATTTTGGGACAAGCTTATTCCATAATATGGGATTTGCGCACTCAACATACAACCGTAGTTACCATACCTTACGCTTCTAATTTGCCATGGATCCAGAACCCTTTTTGGGGTATTGGAGATTCGCCAGACTATTCAAAATATTGCAATGGGCGTTTGCGAATCATTGTCCAAAATCCTTTAGTCGCAAACGCGGTTGCCTCGCAGTCGGTCTCAATTGCTGTTGAGATTGCTGGTGCACCCGGTTTCCAATTTGCAGTTCCAGGTAAAACGGGTTTAAACCCTTTTATCAACAACAGCTCTACTGTTAATCAGTATAAAAAACCCTTGTGGATACCTCCCGCCACCTCCACGCGAGCAGTAAAGAGTACCGAAGTTGAACCAATCGAGGAAAATGATAATGCCAGCAACGCATCTTTGGAAACGCAGGACGACGGTGTTACGGATGACGAGATAGACTCACCGTATGTCCCTCAAGTTGGTGATGATTCTTCTGTCACAATCGAAGAGTCTTACATCACCAAAGATATACCCAAAACAAATCTTGTGTTATTGGCTGAGCACACCACGGGTGAGATGATTGTCTCATTTAGACAGTTGTTGAAGGCCTACTCAAATTGGCCTCTCAGAACCGACAGTACGCTCCCCGCTGTAAATGCCAAGTGGACTTCTATAACAAATCCTGTCAAATGTGCCCTTTTGCGTGTGTTCCCTTGGGTCATGAGACGTAAGCCTCTGGTACAAACTTTCCAACCTGGTGTGGACTTCGTGACAACCCCGAGTGTCGACAGAGTTGATGCTGTAGCAAGTATGTTTAACTTCTATAGAGGATCCATGCGTCTCAAAATATTACAAACGCGCGTCGGATGGGGTACACTTGTCGCCGCCATAGAGAACCTGGCACATACCAACTTTCCTGTTGATAATTTAGACCTCTTGCTAGCGCAAACTAATGCCGCAATTTTTGATGGTCAAGAGGGTGTTGTTGAGGTGCAAATCCCTTTTTACTCTAATCTTCCTTATGCTAAAATCGAACCTGACACCACATCGAGTGATCTCACTAAAAACGTTCAGAAAAATGTGTTATATTACAACTCTACCAATGAGTCTCACGAATTTCATGCCGGTTCCGTAATAATGTTTCGCGCCATAGGGGATGATTTTTCTTTTCATTTCCTTCGTTCTCTCCCTCGATTACAGTGTGTCTCCCTAATTAACAACGTTTGGCCTGCCGGGTGACCACACATTATTATAACAATATGTTGTTTGCACTATATCCTTAGTCTTGGATGTTTTACATGTTGTTTTATTGTATTCATATTGCT